GGCATTACGGAAAACATCCCTACGTCGTACCATCACACGTGCAAGTCCCAATGTGAACATCCGGATTGCCGTCAAATAGTCAAGGGGGCACATATAGAACGCTCTTGTCTTGCAGGCAATCACCTTCTTCAATGAGACCATCTCGTCCTTAAGCTGGGCCGTGAAAATGGGGTGGGATCTTTGACCTTTGAGAGCTCTCTCCACAATGGATTCAATAGCGGTCATAACTTCTGGAGTATACTCTCGATACCGGTCCCATTCCTCACGAGGTTCGTCAACAGCGACATGCGCTTTCTTGGGTCCTGGAAAACCGTGACCACCTGAAGTAGTGAACTTTTGTGCATCCACATTGGGCACCTCAGGAAAGCCGTTGATTGCAACGGTAACTGGCACCGTATGAATATCTTCGCGATCTTCAGGGGTCAAATGTTTCTCAATGTGAGCAATGAACGAATCCGTGGCTCTGAGCATGGCCATTTCGTCAATAGAGTGAGTAGGTGTAAGGTACTCCTTAATGACGTTCTGAACCGGCTCCCAACCACTCATAACTGGACGGTGAAGACGATCTTCAATGGTGACGCCCATTTCAGCACCGATGCGCATCACATCCTTGGCGATGGAAGTGTATCCTCCATTGGCCTTGGGGCGTGAGCGGAATCCCTCGAGCTTACCAAGGACAATCATCTTTCGTTCTTTGTGGTAGTCGGTGTACAGCTTATCAGTCTCTGTGAGACCTTGCGACACGGGTTGAGCAGGAGTAACCACTCCCACCTCCACCATAGGTTCATGCTCAAAGTCCTCGTAGTAAATAGGAACTGCAATAGAAGATCTTGCGACGGTATCAAAAGCAGCGTGAATTCCTGCCACGATGGGTCCGTGAGGTGTGTCAATAATTAGTGGACTGCCACAATCTCCAGCCTTCGTGGGAACATCAGGATACCCGTAGTAAGCGTAGCAGTCCACACCGCCACGATCCCCGAGGAATCCTTGAAAGGGGGCCTGGAAGACACCGACCACTTCAACCATAGTAGCTGGGCCCTCCTTGCTGCGGATAATGTAGTCCGCTACTCCGAGGGACTGGTTGCCCTTCCGAGGTAAATTCCTACTGATGTCCTTGAAATAGGCGGGTAGACCATGAGTCCTAATGATGACCAAGTCACGCTCAGGAATAATCTTGACCATTCTGGGGGTGACGCACACTTCGAAGCTGCCAACAACACCAGGTTTCTTGCCCGTGAGGTAGACTTGCATAACCATGTCAGGGAAATAGGCGTGGTAGTTGATGACCATAGTGGTGTTGTTGATCACTAAAGCGCGAGTGGTCCCTCGCAACCTTTCACTCGCCGAACGGTACTCGACATATAGTGAGTTCATGACGGCAACGGGATGAAACTGCTTAAGGGAGTTCATACGTCCGGGGACAAAGTCAAGTGCGGTAATGTTTCGTTCCTTAACGGTCCAGACATTCTCCTTCTCGCCTTCACGCTTGATGGGTTTTTTGCCCGCGGTGTAAATATTCACCTGTGCTTCCTTTGTATCGCTGACGGGTGTGAAACGAGAGGCAATAGCC